TTTAGTGCCATCAAAATGGACTAATAATAATATTAATAAGTAGTACAATCTATTTAAAGTCGCCGTACTTATACGGGAACGACTATCTAAATTAATAAAGAAAAATTATTCTTCGGCATGGAGCCAGTCGTAGTCAAAATCGGTATGCGAGATTTCCAAGGCTGACGCGTCGAAAAGAAAAGCGTCAGACGCGTCCACTACGACGCGCCCAACGCTATCTTCGACTTCGGCGTTCTCTTGCTTCTCCCGCATCTCGGCTTCCCACTCGAGAAAGCGATCCTCAGTTCTAACACCCAGCTCTCGAAGCTGGGCTCTCAATTTCTGGTAAGCCTCTCTGCCGTGATGAGCCATATGACCAAGAGCCGTCTTAATTCGCTCTTCAAATATGGTCTGATGGCCAACACAAGCTTTGGTTTGCCACGTTAACTCCCTGTAAATGACGCTAATAGGAAGAGGGGCAGCAACGTAACCAGCTCTTTGAACAAAAGGTCGCTTCAGGAAAGTGAGGTCTCGCAGGTTTTCAAAAGGAGTGATCTCAGCACTCTTATTGGCGGCTGTCACGGTCATGCCTAGGAGAGCAGCGATTTGCGCAAACTTCACTCGGTTGAAGTAGACTAAACATTCGTCGCTAGCCCCTATTATGACGTCATCCCCATAAGTTAAGAAATCGAAATTCTCAGGTTGTGTCTCAAGACCTGCGTCCAAGCCAGCTGCAACTCTGCTCCATTGATAGCAAACGTATACCATCCAGGTGTTTGTAATGGAGTTAAAAACGTCGGTTAGCGGATTCCCGCTCTTATTTCCTTGGGTGGACTCAGCAACGACGCCTCCAATTATATGCTGACTTTGCTGGAGGCACCGAATTAAAGCGTGTCTCGCACTCCGATTTTCAAGACCGTAAAAATGATCGGTCACTTGAAGAAAAAATTCGAATGCGGCAGGTTGTACAGTTCCGTCGTAATTTCTGTAATCGACATCGAAACCATTTTCTCCATGACAAGCGAGGATCTCAAAATAGCGCCCCCACACAGTATCGGCATCTTTACCAATTCCGTGGTGGAGACGTGCTCCCGCATGCTTCTTATAAACTTCGGAGAAAAAACCAAAGTACTTTCTACACAATAGAGTGTAAACGACGCAAGGTTGCTCAAAAACCCGCGTCTTGCCAATTCGCGCCTTCTCGGCTGTAACAAGCTCGTCCTTAAGAGTGGAAACCCAGAAAGTCTTCATGGGTTTTCCTTCCTGTATGTCACGATCAGCGTCGTGATAGAAATCCACAATGGTTCGCTTCCATATAGGAACGACAAACGAATTGGCTTTATCTGACCACGTGTAATCAAGCTCCTCGACACTTCCGTCTTCTCGTTGACGTTGCTCTCTAGCTGAAAAAATCTCTTTCTTCCCTTCCGCGAACCAAATGCCCCAATATCCGGGTCCGGTGGACATCACTAAGTGTCCCATTGTCTCATACCCATTAAGGGCTTCGTCGTCCGTTAAGGCGCGCGCACCCATATCCTGGGGCATACGCGAATTGAAATGAGATATTGCTGCGGTTGTAAATCGCATAGGAGCGACTCTCTGCGCAACTCGCTCGTATTTCTGCGCCCCAGTAAACAAGGGGTGACGAACCTCGCCAGCGAATTCTACAGCTCGCTTTGCGCTTGGGCAAAAGTTACTAACCCACTCTGGGTGCGCAAAACGGACACCGCCCACATCAATGGGCACATACTTAGTGTTTAGCGGGGTAAACCGTTTAATCTCTTCACCCCAAATAGAGAGAGCTCCCAGTAGCGGCATGGTGGGAGTGTGCCAATAACTCTCCAATACTGGGGGAATAGCATCGAGAGTAGCTCCTTCCATTTCCTCCACCACAAGAGGTTCAACATGGATGGGAGGTTCGTAAACGGCGCGCAAAGCGTTGCGGGCAGTTTCCAAACTCTCGGCAACAATAGGACAAAAACCTACATTGTTAACGTCCCCAATGAGGCCCAATGTGTGGAAGCCCATGAGGGTGCGCTGCGCATGCTTAGAATAGTGAACATAAGGTCGCCCGCAATCACCATTCTTAGAGAGGGCGGCAGCACGCGCTGTCATGTGGACACGACCATTATGCGTGTAGTAGTCCTTACAATCTATAAGGACTTTATTAGGTTCATCTCCTCTCTGGTGGCCCAACATCAAACCCCACTGCACTGTTTGGGCATAAAGGGCGAGGTCATGTAACTTCATGACATGGCCCCATATAGCACGCGCTCCCGTGCATGGTTGTCCATACAGATAGATGAGCCTAGCATCCAACTTCTGGCCCACTATATCCCCGGCTCCTTCCAACTGAATGGAGTTATTAGGACCCACGTCTATAGGCACGTACTCCCCGGATGGGATTCCACGTCTACGTATGTCCATCTCAAATCGCGCAGACGGGTCTTCCTCCCGCCTCACACGCAGAAGCTCCTGGTACCAGTGTTCTGGTATCACGATGTGGTTGGAATCGAGAGCAATCCCCTTAACCTTGCGCCTAGTCTCAGACGCTGCATTAATGAGTCGAACTTCCCTCATATTGTTCTCAATAGCGATATGTCGCTCATCTGCAACTGGGCCCTGCACATTAACGATACCGCCCATAGGCTTAACTCCCATCTTAGCGGGAGCCTTGCCCTTAGCGGCCTTCACACCCTCGTACTGAGGTCCTTGTTCTTCTGCAAGAGGTTTCATTACCGTCTTAAATAGCAAGGAGACCAACTTAACAATAAGGCCCACTGCGACGGCTCCAACCGCAACTACTCCCATCCACTTCAATAAGTAAGCGGCCAAGCCTAACCATTTCCGAGGTGCAGGCCCGTCAGTCTTATTCTCATTGACATCGCGCAAACGCGCGACTACAACGAGGAAAGTCTCCTTCGTAAAGGAATTGTCGCGGAGGATGTAACCTGGCTTATCTTTAGCAGCAAGAAATTCCCCTTCGGAGATTCCGTAGTCCTCTAAGCA